GGTATATTTCCTAATTGATCTAATGGTACGTCTCCTCCTGAATCAAGCGACGCTACACCATTAGCAGAACCTCTTTTCTGTTCTGTTGCCATTTTTGCTGTAGTCAAACTATCGTCTGGTACTTGTCCTAAAACTACACCAGTAATTTCTGTATCAACATAAGTTTTTACAGCCTTTTGTGGTGCTAGTAATGTATCACTATCCGCTGCTAATGTAGCATCTGTATCAATAGCTGTTCCGCTCACACCAGTATTTATAATAGGACTTGTTAATGTTTTATTGGTCATTGTCGAAGTACCACTATCTACATATCCTTTTGTGCTTGCTTGGAATTCTGTTGTAGGTGCAGGTACTATAGGACTCGATGTAAATGTCTTAACTCCTGCAACTTCCTGCACACCTGTTAATTTAACGTTAGCTGCATTTAAAGCATCAATCTCAGCCGTTAGTGTATCGTTATTATATGTTTGTTGTGCATTATTACCTTCATCGTATTTTGCCTTTAATTGTGCTGGCGTTAATCCATCATTAGCATTTGGCAATGTGTCTAATACAGTTATAATGTCATAATCATTGGTATCTTTAGTTAATGCCATACAATCACTTCCTTTCTTTATTTAATAATTTCTGTTTGGCTTCCAAATGCATCGGAGAGAAAATGTCCTCCAAGTTGAGTTATAAAGATATTCCCTGTATAATCCGTCCCACCTGTAGCTGCTATCCGTCTAACTCTAGGTTTCAATTCTGAACCTAAATAATAACCCGACATATCAATTTGTCCCATCTCTAAGTAAAACATAACTAAAGCATCTGTTCCGGCTGGTATTGTTAGTTCAGCCGTAAATGTATCCTCTTCCCATTGATTTCTGTCAACACATTTAGCCATAAATACTTCAAACTTAGCGTATCTAGGTGAAGCAACAACAGCTATTTTAGTTGTTATATGCATATGTAATTCAATATCCTTCTGTTCTTGCCAACTATGAGGACATTCATTAGCACCTAAATCAAGGTAATCATTAACTCCAAAACCAAATTCCTCAGTGTTTGGTGTAAATACCTCAAATGATGGGGTATTAGCCGATGGAACTTTACCACCTACTATACTCCACTGAACATCATTTATCTTCTTAAACTTATCATCTATCTTCTTAAACTTATCATCTACATATTTCTTTGTTGCTGGATTATAATCACCTGTTGGCACATATTTTTTGTCATTACTTCTAGCAAGGAATGCATTTTTCGGTAATCTTGCATTATTATTATTACCTTTATCTATCACTTGCTATCACCACCTATTCGTGGCTGGAAATTAATCGATAAAACTGTAGCTCTATCTGTAGTACTCTCACTCTTTAGTATTAGCTTGAAGTACACAAATTTCTTTGCTTTCAATTTTTTCATAAATGGTTGGGCATTATAATTTGTAGCAAAGCTATAATCAGAATAGTCTGTGTTACCAAAATCTGCTAAGTTATAATTAATAGTTATCGGTGTATCACTTATTCCATCTCTATTAGTTTCCCAATATATATCAATCTCTGAACGTGCTTCAGGCTTTAAAGATATCCATACTTTATTCAAATACTTTAGTTTCCATTCTGCATCAACATCATACATTCCCATTTCCCAAGAAGCAGAAATAGCAGTTCCATTAAATGTTAATTCATCAGTATCAAATTTCATAATCTGTCCAAGCGTAGTCCCAAAGTACATTTCGTCATTAACTACTATAAAGCTAGTAGGAGTTGATGCTAAAGTAAATGTGGTAAATGTATTATTACGATAGTTATATGCTACTATATCATTATCAATCGCCAACCAGTATTCTGCTCTTTTTTCCCAATCTACTGTTATTGCATTAGATAGCGTAAAGTCATCAAGAGTATCTTGTACTCTATCACTGATATACGTTGCATTTCTCTCATCTCTAATTTGTGTTGATCTCCATTGATAAATACCTTCCATAATACTAAATGGGTCATTATCTATAAGTTGAACTTGTCCGGGTGCTACATTACCTTTTGTGTCATTTAATGGATAAGTAGGGAAATCTGGAACGATATTACCATCACCATCTTCTAAAGGGTCATAATTACTATACCAACTCTCATTTTCCTTAAATATAACTAAAGTATCATATTGTCTAATTAAGCTTGTTATACTATATTCACTACTTCCGATATCTCTATAATAAGTAGAAGGGAAATATTCAGCACTTGGTACTCCATTAGCCAATCCAGTGTAATGATATCTATTACTTCCATCTCCGTAAACTAAAACTCTAGTGTCATTCTTACCACCAAAAGTCTGGAAATAGTAATTCTCATATACTTCATCTCTTGATCCTACACCTTTACTCCAATAAATATCAATATTATTAGTTCCTAATGTTGGTATAGAAGGTGTGGACGCTGTACTAAAATCTACTGTTCCTAGTGTTAAATCGACTGTATAATCAACTGTTTCAGCATATAATATTCCACCAACTGTAACACTATCAATACTATCTACGGCACTTTCGGCAATATAATAAACTGTACTAGTACCATCAGCACTAAATGTCTGATGCTTCTTACCTGTGAGTAAATTATTTAATTCATTAGCTGTTCCTCCACCTAATGGCGGTGTTGCTGTGAAAACAAGCGGTATATATCCAGTAACTAGCTCTATATCACCAGTATTATCCCATTTGTAATATTGATTACCATTGATTATATATACTGCAGTTCCAAAACCTAAGAAACTAGTGATATCATCTACTACTAATCCTATACTTGTTGGTGTAGCTGCGTCATCTGTTATATCTTGAGTATATATATTCCCATTACAGGCAAAAAGGAAGTAATAAGTACCACTTATTTTTCCGTACCATGTACCTTTAACATCGTGAACTCCAAGACTATCAAATAAATCATCATATCCTTCAATTTTCTCTAATTTATAATCATCAGTGATCCTAAAGTTGTTACAAACCGAAGCTTCACCTAACTTTAGATTTAGGTTTTTATCATTATCATTAAGTCCTAAGAATTTATCTATCTCTGTTGGTATTCTTTTTCCCATATTATATCACCTCCTGTTTAATAGGAATTAAATGTGCCAAAACCGTTTCCATATCCATAATTATTTATACCATAAAAATCAACTACTGTTTCTTCACTTGATGGCTGTTTCTGGTTGCTTGATATAAATTTAAGTTCTTCATATCTCTGCTTGAAATGTTTGTATAAATCCTCGTTTTCCTCTTTATAAAGCTCCATACCTAACCCATATGCAAGTAGTGTTCTAGCTGTTATATCGTCTAAAGTAACATTATCTGTAATTAGAGATATTAATACTGGTATTGGTCTGTATTTTATTCTCATATTACCTCTAAAGTCTCTTGACATGTATAGGTTATTTAAACCTTCCCACTTGAAACTTGTATTTCTATTATAGTTCTCACATTGTTCATTTACTATCTGATTTATTGATATAAAGTCACTTGGCATCTGTTTTAATATCCATTGTCTATAATCAGGTAATTTAGATAGAGCAAAACTAGCTTTATATAATCCAAAATTCTTAGCTAAATATCTATACGTTCCTGAGAACCTTATTCTTGATTTAGTTGCTCCTGCTGTTGGTGTTACTATACCTTTATAGGCTGTAAAATTAGTTACTGTACTAAGTATTGTTTCTGTTTTTAATATATTCCACACACCATTTGCGAAATCTTCTATGTATACTGTTCCTTCTCCATCAACTTCAAAATAATAGCCGTATGATATTGATGTTCCTTCATAAGATAAATCTGTACCTGTAAATTCAACTGTATCAAAACTTCCAACTACCATTTCTGCTGGCATATTAGATATTGAATACGTATTATATAGATTTCCTTGCTTAATTAACTCAGATTGAAGCAAATTAAGTATTGCCGGTGTTCTAAATTTATAGTCATTAGTATTAGCGGCAACTATTACTCCTGTGTCAGGGTCAAGTTCATCACTGAGACTCATTGTTATATTAAATATTTCTTCTGCTGTTGTCATAATTCCACCTACTTTCTATTTGTTAGGATTAGACGGGCTAATTATAGCCCATATCTAACTACTTAATAGTTATTACGTAAATCTCCCTTGGACTGTTACGTTGCCACCTGCTACTGCTGTTAATGCTATAGTTACATAATCTAATCCACTTACATCAAACTGCCATATTTCACCAGTGCTAGTAGTAGTTACTGCTGTACCATAATATTACTCCTTCCTATTCTTTACATGTTTTACAATGGTTCATATGCGCTCCAATTGTATTGAACTCTTTTTGGCATACTTTACAAATTCTAACAGGTAATTGAACTTCTTCTTCAATTACTTCTTGAATTTCTTCAACCACTATTTCCTCATATTTAAACTTCTTCAATATATTCTTCAATTTCTTATTCTTATATATTAGCTTATTATCCTCTAATATAATATATTCTCCATTTGCATCGAACCTGAATAATGCTTTATGTTTCTTCTTTATCATTGACGTAACTAACATATTAGGTTTCCCGAATACTTTATAATCCATAATTAATAATCTCCTCACTCAACTTGATATTGTCCACTTATAGATATAGTGCAATCTTCTCCATCTGTAAATGTAGATAAATCATAAAAATCAACAACACTTGTGCTATCATCTATATAACCGATTGGATTACTATAAGTAGTTGTGACTTTCTGTATAGCTGATACTGGTATAATAAGACTATTATCAGTCGGTGCTACTGGTAGACTAATATCTAAGCTTGTTATATCTGATCCTGCTGTTGGTGTAGCACTAATTGCAAAGAAACAAGTTTTCTCTATAACTGTGAATATTGCATTACCTACCCAAGTAGTTGGTATTGCTGCATCACTACTATATACTGGTGTATATGAAGCCCATCTTCCTTCTATATCTCCGTCATTTCGTGTAATAGCGAAACCTAAAGCAACTGGTTTAAGTACAATACTATCACCTTCAAATGATATAGTAGTTGGTGTTGCTGCATTCACATCATCTATAGTTTCATCTCCATCTGTATATATACTGATAGTATTAGATGAACTGTCAACTTTCTTAATTGTTAGTGGTTTTTTATAACTAGCAGACTCGCTAAGATTAATACGTATACCGTTTACTATCGCATTACAATTAAGTAACACATCATCAAATTCGTAATTTCCGACTGGACTTGATATTGTTCTGTTTTTCATGTCGTGTATTACCTCCTTCTGTATCAAAAAAATAGGGTGGACGATAAGTTAATATCTATCCACCCGATGATTATACTGATTCTATTGCATAAACACTAAATGCATGATCTGTAAGTAGTTTTTTTCCATTTGCTGGTGTAAATGTTATTACGATTGTTCCTGTTGCTGAAGTAAATTCTGCGTCAAGTTTGATAGTACTAAGTACTCCCTGAGCTACTGAACCAGTTGATACATCAGGAGATGCAAAAACTCCAACTCCTACTGCTATACTATAAGTTACAGTTCCATTAGAACCACTAGTATTATTCATGATAAGTGTCATGTCACTCATAGCTTTAGTTCTAGTTATAGTAAATACCTCTGCTTCATTAGCTACTGAACTAGTTGCTGGATTCTTAGTGATTACACCAAGAGTATTAAATGCTGTTACGCTTGTATTAGTTACTGCTACTGCCATATTGAATCAATTCCTCTCTATTATTTAGATTATACTGCTTCTTCTGCTACATAAGTAAGTTTAAGATTTACTAGCTCTTTACTTTTAACCGTCTTAGTTCCGAATATATGAAGTCCCCTACAAAGATATTCGAATGCATCATGACTTCTGAACATTTCTGATTTCTGTAGTTTGTCTGCATATACTATTGCATTGTACGAACCACATAAAACATTACTAATTTGGTTTGTTGCTGTACCTGAGTTATTAACGTTGTTAGAAACTAAAACGTCAAATCCTAGTACTTTAGCAAAACTCATTCCGCCTTTACCATTGATTCCATTATTAATGCTGAATACGATACCTGCTAATTCAAGCTTGAGAGCAACCCAGGGTGGAATAACTGCATACATGTCATTTTCCATTACGTTATTTTCTGCTAGTCTCTGTTTTGCCAATCCTAAATCACTGAATATAGTTGTTGTATCACAAGTTTCATCCTCAATTGTGTGATATGCGTTAGCATATTCAGCAAGAATCCTAATATCACATGCTCTCTGTAATTGGTAAGCTGCTCTTTCTGCTTGTGATCCTTTAAGGTCAACTTCACTCATTACTTCTTCTGGGTCAGTAGTTTTAAATGCATAGTAATTCTGTTGGTCAATAAGTAAAGCTATCTGAGTTGATACTAAATCTTCATATGATAATGAACCTGTATAACTAGATACAGCTGGGTCTGCTAGAGAATTAAAATAAACTGTATCTCCTGCTTGTGCTATAGCTTTCTTAGCTTTAGATGAAGTGATTTTCTTTGCTATTAGATTATCCTCCAAAGTTCTTAGTACACTTGCGTCCCAAATTTTTGGTATAAATGCATCTGCATTAACGTTACTTGCCATTTTTCATCAATTCCTCTCGAATTTTAATTATTGTGGCTATATTTGCCACTCATAATATTCCCGAATTGACTATTCTCTATTTAATTATCCGTTGCGTTAATAATACTATTTCCACTGTTTATAACTATCCATAACAGCTTTATAGTTTTTCTTTATCTCGTCTGTACTCATTGCTTCAACTTGGTCTCTAGTATAATGGGTACTATTAACACTACCATTACCAGTAACACTACCTGTAGTTGAATTACTATTACTCTCATTTAGTTCTTTAGCTTTATTAGATTTATTCATCTCATTCATCTTAAATTCCATATAAGCATATTTAATAGGTGTTCCATTTTCTGTAGCTTCCCAAACTGATTGAGGTATCTTTTCTGCATCTATATCTGGAAAAGCTTCAACTAAATCATTATATTCCGATGTTCTTGCTACTTGATCCATTCTTACTGATTCTTCTGCTTCAATTCTGTTCCTAAATTTCTTATTTTCCTGCATTTCTCTAGCATAAGCTTCAGGTACATTTTCTGCTACTAATCTGTCAACTTCTGCTTGCTCATTGTCTATTTTGTCTTGTGCTTCTTGTGCTTTAGCTGCTTCAAGATATTCAGGTATAGTCATATCATATTTGTCAGCTTGGTTTTTGACAAATCCTAATGATGGACTATTTTCTAGCTCATTCAATTTCTCTTGAACTTTGGAATAGTTCATTCCCTTTTGCGCCAGTTCTACTGCTTCATCATAAGATATTTCTTTTTCCTCGTGATTGTACTTAATACGAAGCGTTGGTTTTGATGTTGTATCAGTTATAGTATTAACATCAGTTTCGGTATTAACATCTACAGTATCGTTCTGTGGTATGGTAACCCCAGTGTCTACATTTTCTACATTATCACTCATAATAATTCTCCTTCTGCCTTGGTGAGGCATCTCAATTTCACATACTTACT